GGAAGGCAGACCACCCATTGGTATGGGGGCTGGCATTAATACTGGCTTGGGATATCTTGGGGAAATGGGTTCTACAAGCAGACACAGTTATGATGTTCTTGGAGACGCTGTTAGTACTGCCGCTAGGATAGAAAGCAAATGTAAAGAGTACGGGTGCTTATTGCTTGTGGGCGAAAATACTTATAACGAAACATCTGATGAATTCTTTTATCTTAAAGTAGATGACTTGGCAGTAAAAGGCAAATCAGTGGGCATTGCTATATACACGGTTTTAGATTTAGATAACAGTAAATTTGTTAAACCAAAGCAACTACATGAAGCAATGCACGATAATTATCGTAAACAGAAATTTGACAAAGCAATCGCACTATGTAATCAACTGATGTACGAGTTTGAAGGTAAGATGGAGGGTTATTATAAAATGTGGATTGAGCGTTGCGAATTCCAAAAAACACAAGACCTACCAGAAGATTGGAACGGTGTGTTTATTGCAACATCTAAATAATTACTCTTCGTCCCAATGCTTTATACCCTCAAAAAAAGTGTAGTAGTGTCTAAAATCTTTTATTGTAGTTTTAGCATGAACTAACTCTAAAGGAATACCGTTAGTTTTTTTAACAATAGGAAAATAATATCTTTTTACAATTCTTTCCAATTTTTTAATATCTTTTAACAAAGCATCTAAAATTATATTATTAAAGTTTTTATCAGTCAATAGATTTTTCAGCCAGATGTGATAATCACTTTCTGGATTATTTCGTCTCACAAGTTCTCTTGCTTCATAATACAATGCACGAACAGGATTAATTGTGTTTCTATACTTTGTGTTAATGTGCCTAAATTTAAAACTATCATGTTCTGTACTTAGATTAGAAATAGTTTTAGAATACTCTTTTCTTAAAGCCTTCTTGAGCGATTCTAAATTTTTTTCTATCTGTGCGTAATATTCGGTGATTAATTTCTGTGCTATATTTTGATATCGTTTAGACAACTGCTCAAAATACACATTATTAATTTCTTCTATGTCGTATGTGCCATCTAGTATAGTGTGTGGTATAGTTTTAGTACGATTGTACTTGTCTAGTTCGTTTTGTATTCGCAAGACAACAAAATCTATTACTTCGCCCTTGCTCATACTACTATTTATTCAGAATGAATACTTAATATAGTAAACAGTTTATCGGTACCACCGTTGTTATAAAGAGTTATTTTTGCGCCATTGTGTAACGGCTTCGGCCATTGACCGATATTAACCCAAGCATACCCGGCACTTTCTCCGTTTAGTTTAGGTGGCATAAATTCTTCCTCTACCACATATACAAAACTGTAATAGTAAAAGTTTTTATCTTTGCTTTGATAAACATCTATAGGATTTAGTTTTTGAAGTTCCGGAACAAGACCTATTTCTTCTTGCAGTTCTCTTAGAATGCATTCGTAAGGTGTTTCACCTTTATCAATAATGCCACCCCAGAAACCCCAGGTGTGATTAAATTTTTTATCTGAGTTTCGTAGTTGCAACATGCATCTACCTGTGTCTTTAGCAAGAAACACTACTCCTGCCGCTGTAATAGTCATTTAAAGTACTAATCTCCAGAACCCTGGTTTGTAAACACCTTCTGAACTGCTTACCCAACCTGCTGAGGTCCATTTGTATTGCTTATTAGTATATGTATTGGTTACAAAGTCACCATATGACTCTTTTTTGGAATCAAATACTACGGTCCATTTAGTTCCGTCGTATTCTATAATGTCATTTTCATTAGCATCTACACCCCAATTTGGCCATGCATCTTTGTCTAATTTTTCGGATATAAGATATCTCTGACCAGTAGTTGCGGCCGCTAATGTTCCATCTCCTGGATAGTTTGCTCTTGGATCTAAAATTTTAGTGAGAGGATTCAATGTGCTGGTTGGTAATGTATCAGCATCAATATTAAAAATAAGTTTGCTATCATCTAATGGGTTCTTAGTTACAGTACCAGTTATCATATTTAATTCGCTATCACTGTCGTTAGATATATTTAATTTTAATTTACTTGTTGCAGATAGTTCGCCTTGCATTTCAATTAACTCACTCCAACTTTGTCCAACATCTGCATTATTAAGCAACACAGCATTAGCACCATCTATCTGTAAATAATAATCATTTGGAGTAACAACTATTTCAGCCGTATCTGCAATAGGGCCAAAGAAGTCATAAAAGTCTTGGTCAAAGCCTAAATTAGCAATATCTTTTACACTGTGAACATCTGCAATAATTGTTTGAATGATGGTTTGTCTTTTAACCTTTGCAGGAGGACTAATCCAAATAGGCACCGCAAATGTTAATGTAGATATATCGATACTTTCATCTACACCTGCAGGAACACTTCTACTACTCCAATTAATATCAGTTAGTTCTACTTCGAACACATTACTCCAGTCTAAAGGATTACTATTAGATTGCATCTGTAGACTTGGATTAAACAACACAAATATTTGTTCTAATATCTGCAATTTAGTATCAGTGTTAGTAGTCCATAAATCAAACTGTATAGTTAAATTATACGGAACAGGCATATATCGCTGTGTGGTATATAAATTACCTTGAGTAGATTCATATGAACCTGTATCTGTGTTAAATTCTCTTTCTGCTACTTGTCTTGTATCTACGAGAAACGGATCTAATGTTCTGTCTCTTGCAGGTTGTAAACTTTGTATTGAGATTGCAATAAATGGGGCACTGTTAACAACATTCTCTGAATTGTTACGCAGTATACTTGCAACCATTCTACTACTATCACCGTATCTGCAAGGCACACGATTATAGTTTACACCGTTTTTAGTATTTTCTTTTACTTTGAAATGAGAAAAGATACGAATAATTTGTAACAAATATCGTTTAATCTGTTCATCATACCAGTAATCTAAATTTTTACCTGCCATTAGTTATCCGTTTTAGGTTTTATAACCTTACTTAAATTTTGTTTTTCAGGAACAACTTCACCGTCTGAATAAGTTGCTAAATTTTCATTGTTAATAAATCCTGTTAAAATTCTATTTGCCGCGGCCCATGTACCTTTGCTATCGTCCTGTACTCTGAGCCATCTAGTTCCACTTTTTTGGAAAAGTCTATTTGGTGAAAAATCTGTTCTCAAGAAATAATCCCCGTCACTTACACCACTAATTGGAAAAGTTTCGCCACTGCCTACAATGCTTGCACCATTAGGGGCAGAACCATCACCGTCTCCAAAACCAATGCCTGCTTTATCTTTGGCTTCTTCATCGATGTACAAATGCGCCTTTGATCTATATTGAGGATCGTAAGGAACATCTTTGTCTGCTTGTTCTAATAACTTATCATTAATAGTGATCTCATCAGCATAAGTACTGATAAGATTTCTTAGATCGCCTTCTTCCTCACCAGTACCAAGTATATCTCTGTATTCTTGACTGTCTGTGATTGGGCCTACTTTAACACGCCATAAATGAGGCCACCATCTAGGATCATATCCTTCTGCTGGTCTGCTACCATCTGTTACTACATAAAATCTGTTAATTGCTTCGTCACTACCTAATAATAAATCATCTCTTAAATGAGGTAGTTCTAAAACATCTCCGGGCATTAATTTACGACCTAATGCTTCCACCATACTTTCAATATGAAAGTTAAAGAACAAAGTATCGTTTGCTAAAAACATACCAAACTGTGTCAGATCAAAGGAATCATTATCACCTAAATTGTATTGACCACGCAATTCGTATATGTTTGTATCATATTTTCTATCTCTGTTTTCCAGAAATAGTAAATCTTGAATATAAGTTTCGCCACCTCCTGGACCGCCTGGTCTAGTAGGATCTCCGGTTGCTTCTGTGTCGTGTACACCTAAATATTTGTGTACATGTACACCAGTGCCACCTGCGTAGATATGCTCTCCAACTATTCTATCTATAAAGTTGAAGTCATTAGTTTTTGTTGGATTCCATAAACTTAATTTGCCCATACTACTATTTATCGCTTTCTACAATGGTGTAAACAAGTAATGCAATACTCCACATCATTATCCATATTTCCTTGTATGCCACTCGGCATAGTTGTTTGAAAAAAGTCACTGTTTAGCACATCATAAATAGAATTATCTGCTGAAACTATTAAACTTTCCTTTACAGGATCTATCATTTCTCTGCATTGCTCGTCGCCCATAATATATTTTGAACCTATGTAACAACAGGGCAATATTGTGCCATCAGAGTCAATATAAATTTCTTGTCTATGGTCTTTGGTACTTACAACACATTCAACATCTATATTAGCACCGTTCACATTATACCAATTTTCTTTATTATATACACCCGGTTTTAGTCCAATTTCATCTTTGTGTACTTGTTTGCGACTAGTTGATACTAAAATTTTGTTCTCTTTGTCAAACGGTTCAATCTCATAATCCAAAACAGCCATGTCGTCTACTATTTTGTAAACGGGTAATGTTTTTACTTGCTCTTTGTATTCACTATCTATAGTCATTGCATCTAGAGTTTCAAATCCAAAAGGTTCACGCAGTATGAGATCAATATTATTTTTCTTGCAAAAGTTTTCTATGATAGGCAGTTCATGCATATTATGAGCAAACTTGTTGAACTCCCATTTTGCAGGTGCTTCTGTTCTCACATACGCTTGTAAATTTTCAAATAATTTACTCCACTTAACATTTCTACGATATATGTGATTAGTTTCTTCCCAACCGTCTATGCTCCATACAACACTTGAGTATGTTCCTTTGAATCTTTCA